AGTTTTTTTTATTTTTTGTATTTTTTGTAAAAACTGATTTTTTGGATATTTGAATCGACAAATTAAAATAATTATAACATGAAAGAACTAAATGATGGAATAAATAAAAGTGGAGTCTTTGATTTCAAAATAGTGATCCTATCGCGCTATTGCGGACAATTTAACCAGGCTACGGAGCAAACTGCCACCGTGCGCAAAAGCAGCCAGGATATTGTAATGGACCTGCGGCCTATGGCTGAGTTTACAACCAATGAAGTATCACAATACATGGCAATGAATGGTTATACTATCGGGTTTGATGGTGATTCGCCAGCATGGCTGATGAAAACTGAGAATAAAAAAGAATTGACCAAATGAAAGCAATCGGTAAAAATAAAATTAAGAAAATTGTAGATGACCTGCAAACTATTGTTGCTGATCTTGAATTGTTGATTGATTCGGAAGAAACCAGATTAAACAAAATGGATTAGAGACAGCGCATGTTGAATGATAGAGAAAATACAATCAGGCGTGATGTTCAATCGTTGGATATCGCACGAATTCAGATCAATTGTTCGGTCGAAGATTTATGTAGAATTTTAGAATAAACGGGATTCCTGTCTTTTTTTCCACTTAGCCTTTGAATTTAATTTGTGTTATCAAATTATTCAAAGGCTTTTTTTTATGATAATAATACAGAAACCGGAAGGATTGCATTTTGAAAAGAATATACCTGATATCATTCTCGAAAAGGAAAATGATGAAGTGTCGGTTGATATAACCCTGAAAATAGGACAGACTGTGATACTGGAAGAAAACTACAAGTTTGATGCCAATGGGCTTATCACCGTGCGCAGGCTGGATGAAATAGTATCGGCTTACCTCACAGCTGTACAGGCGGTGGAGGGTGATAATGTGGTTACTACAGGATTAATGCAGACCTTTGATGTGGTATTGACAGTAACAGGTAACCTTGTATTAGAACATTCGGGATCTGTTCAGAATGATCAGTTGCTTATAGGACAAGAAAATCTGCCGGGTTATTTGTCGGAATCACTATCAGTAGGCGATAAGCTTCTAAAAATTGGAAATACGATTGCAAACCTGCTTATAACTCATTTGAATGACCAAACGAATACAATCACTTTTGATGGTAATGTGGATAATTTTACATGGGCAGGTGAGTTTGCTTATTTTGAAACTTACAGGACTGACACGTTAAGCTTTGCCGTTCTGAAATGTGATGCCTACATGCCAGATTCGTTGGCTGCCACCGATTTTGTTGCCGATGGTTTTTTGACCCGCCTTCCGGGAGAAAAACGCACTTACATAAATAACAACGAATATTTATCTATACTTCAAAAAGCGGTGTACGATGCTGTAACAGTGTTTTGCACCGTGTATTTTGCCGGCACTACCGGCGAGGAAAGCGAGAGCTTCGCACTACTGCAACTTAGTGCTGCTGCAACCGATAGAATTGTAACGTTCAACGCTTCGGCAGGTGTGATAATATATGCTCATTTGCATTCAATACCTGCGATTACCGATAAGATAATATACAGATACTCGCTGTATTGCACCGGTGCGCAGTACGAATCGCAAAATTATACCTTCCTGGTTGAACGCACGAATTACAGAAACCTGAGATTTTTTGTTTTCGTGAACTGCTTTGGAGTGCTCGAAACATTTACGGCTACCGGATTGATTGTAAACAAAAAGACGAATGAGTTCAACCTTGGTAATATCGAGAATCATTACCGGAAGATTATACAGGACTTTGTAAGCGAGAAAACCTGCAATAGTGGCTACCTGAGTGAGGAGGAAATGGAGTGGATTGATGACCTGGTGAAAAGTTACACGGTGGGATTGTACTCTCCGGGAACAAGCGGTATGAGTGAAGAAATAACCCTGGTGGGTGTTGATAAAACTGATACGGATGCCAACGAGCTTCAGGCATTCTCGTTTGGGTACCGCCGGGCAAAAAATAATCACCTGCAATTTGCTGCTGCAGCTCAGGGGATATTTGACGACACGTTTGACGAAACATTTAATTAGAAGCCCCCTAAATCCCCCGAAAAGGGGGACTTAAAGAAAAAAAATGATACATATAAACCAATTAAGGGCAATACTGAGAGCGCATACGCCTTTCGATTGCAGGGTGTGGAAAAGCAACGGCGAAATACTGACGTATAAAAATGTGGTGTGTACATCAACATTTTTTGAAAATGGAACGGCAAATCTGAAATTTATTAACTCCGGACAGATACGTAAAGTACCTGTAATTTTTATATGGGAAGTAAACGACGAAGAAATTTATATATAAATCATAAATATGGCAACTGAAATATTCAATATTTCCATTAATCGGAATTACGAAGCTGTAATGCAGGCTATGGATAATGGCACAACTGTTTTTGAGGAATCGAACGACATTGAACCAAAAGCACTTCCGGGTCAGAAATATAAAGCTTACCGCGGTTTTGTGCCCTGGGGAGATGACAACCTCAGACCGAATGAGGTGATAGAATTGCAACGCAAGGATGAAGTACGATCGGCTAATCAGTTTTTCAATATCCTCTCCGGATACGGGCTGGGACTTAAAGCTGTGAACTCCGATGGTTCGGAACTTACGGACAAAGAAGCGGATGAATTCCTGACTCTATATCACCGGCCTGTAAAATATTTGCTGGAGCAATTTACCGACCTGAAACATTTTTACTTTACAGTTTCTATTATCATTTTAGACGCTGAAGGTAAAAAAATTGTGCGCCTGGTGCATAAGGATGCCATGTATTGCCGCTTCGAAACTGCTAATCCGGAGACAGGGAAGCGCGAACATATATTTTATGGCGATTGGGAAAAAGCAGGAAAAGAAGATTTCGAGGTGATTGAATTGCTCGATATTGACAATCCGTTGCTTGACCTGATGATCCGCATGGGACGATTACCGAACGATGATGGAAAAACTGAAATGACGGAAACCCGCAAATTTGCGATTGTAAACGAGATACCTACTCCGGGAAATAACTATTATCCGTTCCCTTACGACTGGGCAATATTTAATTCCGGATGGTTCGACCTGAAGCAATCCATTGCAGCCGGGAAAAAAGCGAAGTTCAAAAATGGTTTATACCTTAATTTCCAGGTAGAAATTAACCGCGATTATTGGCCCACTATGTTTACCGACGAAAAAATAACCGATCCGGTGAAGCAACTCGAGCGCGTGACCCTCGAAAAAAACAATATCCGTGAGTTTGTAATGGGAATAGCCAACACGGGAAAAGTGTGGTTTTCCGGATTTTACATTCACCCGCAAACGGGCAAAGAAATATCGATGGTAAAAATTACCATGGTAAACAACAAACCTGAAGGAGGAGATTTCATTGAAGATACTGAGGAAGCCTCCAACATGGGATGTTATGCTCAGGGCGTTCACCCCAGTTTGATTGGAGCGACACCGGGCAAAACTAAAGGCTCATTCTCCGGGAGCGACAAACGTGAATTATTCACGATGAAACAAAGTCTGGACGTGGTGATCAGGCAAATATTGATGGAGCCTTATTTTGTGATCCGGTACTTCAACGGATGGTTGAAAACAAAATTTGATATACCGGTGATAATGCTTACCACCCTGGACAAAAAAACAGACGCAAAAGAAAGTACAACTAACCCAGATAATAAAGATGACAATGCTAATTAACTCAATTTCAGGATTTGTAAAATGCATACCTACTGCTACGGGTACCGACTGGGATGCAATACTGCCTTACGTGGAAACGGCTCAAATGGATTTGACTGTAAATTTATTGGGCACGGATTTGAACACCACTTTAATCGCTTTGCCTATCGACAACAGCACACGCATGGTTGCCAACCGGCTGTTGGCTATGATAGCTTATCATGCTGCAATACCATTCGTGGACGTGGTGCAAACAGCTAACGGATTTGCGGTGGTAAGTAACAGCAACCTGGCACCGGCCAGCAAAGAACGGGTGGAAAGATTGATTACCTGGTGCGAAATGCAGATTGACAATTTAAGCGATTTGCTGGTTAAATTGGTATTGGCTGATGCTGCATTACGTGCGAAGTGGATTTTGTTCCCTGAATTCACTGATATAGTGAATTGCCTGTTTGTAACCGGACAGGACTTTGCCGGGTTTACCAACAACAAAGAAGTGCTCAGGCGTACTGAATTGCTCAGGAACAAAGCGCAATTGCTTATCTGGCAGGAAAACATAATAGCACCGGTGATTTCGAAAAACTACCTGACGCAATTAATTGCTGAAATTCGCACCCAAACATTTACAACCGGATCGGCCAATATTATTCATTATTGCAAAATGGTTCTGGCTGCTTTGATAGCTGGCAACAAATCGCAAGCCGATAATTTGCTTGAGAAAATTGGAAATTTGCTGGATGAAAATGAGGATACTTATGCAACTTACATAGCTTCGGACGAATATGCGCTGAAGAATACTGCTAGGGATATGAATAAACTGGAACATCCTACATTTTTCATGGGAATATAGACCACCAACCCCTAACCAGCCCCCTAACCCCCGAAGGGGGAATAAGAAATATTAGTATTGGTTAATATAATTAAATGATGAGTAAAGAAGGAAATAAGGAAAGCCTGGGCGGTGGTAATATTCATTTATCAGCTCCGCGGAATTTTGGCGAAATGACCGAAAAGGAATTGCGCTATTTGGTTGCTTTGCTGGTAGCCGGTCAGACCGAAAAACAAATTCATGTAAAATGTTTTATCCGGTTCACGGGTATCAAAACAATTATGAATGTGGATGATATTTATTATTTTGTAAAACCTAAAATGAAGGGATTTTTTAAACTTACAAGCGAGCAGGTATCGTTTTTTGCTTCTGAATTCAAATTCCTTACATCCAGGTACATCGGAATAACACCCTTTAAGCGTATTGGGTTTTATGCCCATCCGGCAGATAAACTATTGCGCGATATTTCGTTTGCAAAATATTTCGAAGCCGAAAATCATTATCAGGCTTATATATTCAGGAAAGAAGAAAAATACCTGGTCAAATTGTTGGCAGTACTTTATTCGGCTCCCGAAAAATACATGCTACGCCATGCAACTGCCGATGATCTGACAATGTGCCTGCTGTGGTTTATGGGTATCAAGGAACATTTTGCCCGAAAATTCAAATACCTGTTTGGTAAAGTTCAGGGCAACGAAGACGAGGAGGACGGAGAACCTATTCCGCCTAATATGTACGAAATAATTACCAACCAGGTGCGGATGCTTACTGAAGGAGATATTACCAAAAACAAACAAGTGCTGAGTTCGCCCACATGGGATGCACTTACAGAACTGGACAATAAATGCCGCGAATACAAAGAACTGAAATCAAATACTCAACTACATGTTTAATGCAATATCCTATTTTCAAAATTGTAACAGCAAGCTGAAACTTACTGTCGACAATAAATATAAATTCAGCCGGGTAACAGGGTTTGAATATCTGGAAGATATATTGGACGATGTGAAACAACCGGCTTATTTGGCTGTTGACGATACCGACGATGGAGTAACCGTGCGCGAAGGTGCCGGGTATTTCGTGAAGCGGGTAATTACCGTGTTTATACTTCGCCGGTATAAGGTAGGCGATCAGGCC